TGGAGTAGTAGCATACCCGCCGTTGCTGCCGGGCAATACCTTTGGACCCGGACAATCATAACTTACACGGACAACACGACAAGCACGATGTATTCTGTCGGTAGAATGGGTACGAACGGCACGAACGGTAACGCCGGGAACGGGGTGAGTAGTACCACTATAACCTATCAAGCCTCGACATCAGGCACCACGGCACCAACGGGTACATGGAGCAGTAGTATTCCCTCTGTTGCGGCGGGTTCTTATCTTTGGACGAGAACGATAATTAGTTACACTAATGGTACGACTTCTACAATTTACTCGGTAGGAAAAATGGGAAATACCGGGGCGCAGGGACAACCGGGGGAATCAATCAACGGGAAGATGCTTTACAAAGACCCGGAATTTAAACTGGGTTGGAATGGGATTAGTAAATACTCCAATTCCGCCGCGGATGTTAAAGCCAAGTTAGTCGTGGAGAGAATCGTGAAACCATCGGATGCCCCAACACAATCCGGGTACTGCTTAAAGGTCACGTGTAAAGCAACTCAATCACCCGGGTATGGCGGGGTCGTTCAATCAATCACCTCCCGTGCCAATGCTGTATTTATACAAAAAATTATCGCCAAAATACCAGAGGGTTATAATATACATACAGCCTCGAATAGCATGGGAACGGGCTATTCCGACACTTGGTTGACATCAACTGCCGGAACCGGAAAGTACACGACATATCTTCGCAAGGTTGTTTGCGGGGCTACCGGAAATTTTAGTAGTGGCGGACACGTGTATATAACCGGTAATCCCACTCCCACCGAATCCGCTCCATTAGAATGGTACATCGCTTTTATGACTTGTTACGATCAAACGGCGGACGGGTATTCTGACATCGAGATTGTCACGAAAGATTCTTTCGCCACGCAAATGGGGTACACCAGTTTCCAGGACATGATCGATCAAACGGTGGCGAAAGGAGGGAAACTAATCGTGGACGGCCTTCTGAACGCCAAACTGATAGACGTGAACACGCTGGCGGCCAATAACGCTTTTATCGACAAGTTAAGGACGAACATCCTAAAA